TTGGTCGCCTGCCGTCAGAATGATTTCACTATGAACAGTCTGTTGATGCAGTTCGCCTCAACTCGATGCTCCTTCTGGAAGGTCAGGGACCGGATGCCACCAAGATGCTGAAACAGATGGAATGGCTCCCCATGAGCATCATGCCGGACGGGGCCAAGTTCGCGCAGAACCGACTCCAGTTGCCAGTCGCAGAATCCATGCAGTTCATGCAGTTCTACATGGGCGACCTCTACCGTGGAATGGGCCAATACCGCATCAACGCTCCCACCCAAGGCGGAAAACAACGCACGAAGGGCGAAGCGGAGTTGGATGCCGCTGAATCCGCGAAGCTGTCTGGAACGCAAATCCGGCGATTCAACGAGTGCGAGACACTCTATTTCCGTGAACTCTATCGCCGCTTTGTATCATCTACGCGAAGTGACGATGGATACGAATACGTCAAGAAGTTCTATGACATCTTGGAGGAACTTGGAACTCCAAGGGAAGCCGCGCAGATGAAGCATATTGACAGCATCCGCTCCAACCTAATCAACGGGGCTGGATCGCCAAGCTACAAGCTCATCACGGCAGAGAAGTTGGTGCAACTCACCAGCATCACGCCAGCAAACGAGGGGCAAGAGAACGCCGTTAAGGATGCCATTGCCGCACTGGCGGGTCGGGATAACGTGGCTCGCTACCGCGAAACCAAGATTAGTAAGATCGATGACACCGCTCGTATCATCGGATTTGAGAATGCTGGAATGACGGATGTATTCGTCAATCCTATCAACTTCCCAGTCCTGCCAACTGATCCGCATATGGAACACGTTGCTGGCCACTACCAAGACTTGGCCGCGCAGATTCAAGTCAATATGCAGGCTATCCAATCCGGCCAACCGGATATTAACGAACTCGCCAAGGCCGTGCGATCCATCCAATACAAGGGTGGCCATATCATGGCGCACGTTGAGTTTATCGCGAAAGATCAATCGAAGAAAGATTTCCTCAAGCAGTTCTTGCAGCAAATGCAAGAACTTGGCAAAGTCAGCGACGAGATCAGCAATGTCTATATGGAAATGGCGCAGAGCCAACAAGGTGCGCCGAAGACCAAGGAAGACTTGGAGCTTCAGTTCCTCGCGGCCAAGTATGGCATCGAAGTGGACACCAAGCAGAAGCTCGCCGACATCGCTCTCGGAAAAGCAAGCCTCTCCCACGCCCAGCGCACAGAGCAACGCAAACAGCAGGGCATTACCCAACTGGCCCTCCAGAAAGCCAAGGCTCAAGCCGAAATCCAAAAGATTCAAGCCAAGAAGCGCAAGGAGCAACCAGAGATGGAAGAAGAGGAAGAAGATGAACAACCAGAAATGGAAGAGGTTGAGGAAACTGAGGTTGTTACTCCTATGCCGCAGACCAATCAATGAACACCAACGAAACGATCAAGCCGCTTTGCGCGGCGATTGCTAAACACGAAGACTGGCACAGTCTTGCTACCCACCTCCTAATGTATGTGCAACCAGCATCAGGCATTGAATCTCTCCGAAACGCGATTGCAACCATCGACTCGATTGGACGCGATGCGGACGGGGAGTTCAAAAAAACCAAACAAAAAACCAAGCAAGAACAAAGCGAAACAACAATCATTGACCCAGACCTTCAAGACTTATGAGCGAACAAACAACTGCGGATGTCATCAAAGACCTGCAAAGCAAACCCCAAGTCCCAATCAAGGGAAACACATCGGACTTCATCAAGAAGTTTAGCAAAACCCAAGCGGACTCTGGAATGCCCAGCGGAACCAACGTGGGTGATCCTACGCTTGGACTTCGCAAAACGGAATCCGACACCGCTGATACATTCAGCGATGATGATTCAGTAATTGATGACGTTATCGGTTCCGATAAAAAACCTGAACTCCCAATTAGCTCAAACAAAAAGAAGGGTTTTGTTGAAAAACAAATCGAGGAGAATCGGCGTCTTAAAGAAGAGTTGGAGAAATACAAGAAGGAAGAGATTCCGAAGTTCACAACCAAGATCGAAGAACTTGAGAAGCTGGTTAAGAACTCTGAGTCCACGGCTGAAGCCAACCACTATCAAGAACAACTCAATGCCGCTCGTAAGGAGAAGTTGGAGCTTGAAAGCAATCTCACTAAGGAGATCGCGGACCTAAAAGGCAAGTTGAGCTTTCACGATCTGGCCAGCAGCCCCGACTTCCAAGAACGCTACATCAAGCCAATCCAAGAGAGTTATGTTGCGGCCAAGGAAGTAATCGGAGAAGACCCGGCACTACTCTCGACATTCCAGCGGGCCATTGCCGCAAACGTGGCGGCATTGTCGGCGGCTTCCCAAGAGGAACGTGCGGCGGCACTCCGCGAGCGCGACGAAGCCTTTGAGGAGATCAGCGGATCGCTTTCCAGCTTTAAGCAAGTCCGATTCGCCGATCAGGTGGTCGCATACATGAAGGCCACTAACGCCCATTCTGCGGCACTGGCCAACCATGAGCAAACCAAAGCGGAGATTAGTCGCCAAGCCAAAGAGAAGGAACTTGAGGCCCGCTCCAGCTTCCTCAAGAAGTGGAAGAGTTCCTACGACGAGCAAGACGAGTTTATTTCCAAGGAGGCATTTATTCCTGACGAGGTGTATTCCTACATGAAGGAGAAGGGCATCAAGTATGACATCAGCGCGGACGAGGCTATCGCGCTCGCTGCGACTCAACAATCAAACGAGCCTGCCAGCGTGGATGACATGAACCGCCTGATCGCGCAGGGCAAGCATTTCAAAAAGATGCAGGCCCAAGTCAAGGCTCTGCAAGAAATGGTCAAGGAGAAGGACGACTACATTAAGAAGCTCAAAGGCTCTTCAAGCGTCACTTCGTCCGGCAATGCAACGGATTCCCAGAAAGCACGACTAAGCGTATCCGAGGGACTGAAGGCGAAACTCGCACAGTTTTCGCCACGTAACAGAGCCGCATAGCCCTGAGTCGCGCAATACTGGGTGCTAACGGGGGAGGGGGTTTTTCATGTTTTTACCCCTCCCCCAAACTTTTTTAATAAATCCCTTGACACAATACTGGAGATTCTTATTGTGAGTTCAACGGGATAGCCGAAATATCGAATACGATAAATTAGGGATTCAGCCGCACCCAGGCTGGCGAGTATCAGAACTCGCATGAAAATCTGTATTCTGGACTGCGGCGAAAGCCGATCTCGGGGTTGACTCCAGCCGAGGAAACCAAGCACTCGCTCGGCATTCCTCGGAATCGTTGGGCGGGAAACCAAACCTAAACCAACCAATTAAATGTCAGATCAACTCTACTTCAACTCCTGTGCTGAGATTGACAGCTTTTTCCGTGAAGGTCGTGAATACTTCAATGATCTCTATGTTAAGAAGCTCGTCACCAACAGCACCTACTTCACTCGCTTCGACGAGGAATCATGGCCGCTGAACCACACCACCGAGCAGAAAGCCTTCCGCTTTGGCCGTGGCTTCTACGACCCCTGCACCCCGTTCCGCAAAATCAACGACACTTACTGCAACACGGATTCGTGTGACAGCAAGCCCGAAGTCATTGAACGCCCCGGCACGGAGTCCTACACCTTTGAACTCCTGCGCCGCGAGATGACCACGGACTGGATTTGCGTGGAAAGCCTTCTCTATCGCCTCTTCCCCGCTGAAGAGATTCTTCAGTTTGAAGAGTCCAACGCCCGCATCACCAAGAACGTCCATGAAGAGTTCCTTCGTGCGAACTACATCGGTGGATCGGGACACAAGTGGCTCGGCATCACCAACGACGATGGAATCACCTGCGGGCTTCTCGATGACGCCTCTTGGTTCGTTGAGCAATACAGCGGTGAAAACGCTGGATACGACCTCTGCCACGTTAAGGTCAAAGTGCCTGTTGCCGATCTCGTCAACATTGCTTACCTCTCGCTGGATATGCTCGATGACGCTCTCATCGAACTCCAGAACGAAGACGACGCCTTCCGCATGGACTTGCAAGAAGCCACTGGAATGCCTCTGCTTGACATCGTGATCCCCGATCCTCGCGTTGGCCGTTCGCTCTACTTCCAAGCCAAGAAGAACAACGGTTACTGGGATGCAAACACCGACTTCGACGAGCGTTTGGCTCGCCTCAAGCTCGGCATCAACCGCATCATCGGTGACTACGCCTTCGGCTACGACATCAACAGCACCCGCTTCAACGCTGACTCTGCCTACAACGCCAGCCTCCCGGCCTTCGACGCCAGCAACCCCGACACTTGGCCCCGCCTCGTTCGTGTTCCTCGCCACAAGAAAGTCTCGGCTGAACAAGGATGCGTGTATATCCCGAACCGCGACTACCAAAATGCTGACTTCGCGATCTCGGCTGCGATGATCAACAAAGCGATGTGCAAATGGACAATGCCTTCCTCGACTGGATATGGCCAAGCCCAGCAAATGACCCAGAACTACGCTGGCGATTGGGATTGGAAAAACCCAGATTGGGAATGCAACCGCTGGCGCAAATCGGGCTTCTATCAGGCCCAGTTCCGCCTTGCCGCGCAAATCAAAGACCCAACCATCATGCACACCTTCTTGCATCGTATGCCGAAGGCCCGCACGTTGATCGGTTCCTGCTGCCCGCTGAACGACTACACACCCTCTGCAAGCACTGTGGATTGCTATTCCTGTGCTGGTGTGGGTGACATCGTGATCCCCGGCTAATCAACAAGGGGGAGGGTCAAACGGCCCTCCCCCGCAACCCAAACAACTTACCAACTAAATACTATGTCTAACCGCCGACCACTTGCTTATGATCGTGTGAACCTCTTTGGTCCCACTCCGATCAACCTCCTTGCCTCTGGCAATGCCGACCTGCTCGTTCTCAACGACACGGACACAAAGTTCCTTCCAACCAGCATCGTTCTTGAGAACGCCTATGCTCGCGGAACTACTGCGACTGACCCCGTTGTGATCGTGGACAATGGCACGACTGGCCAAAACGTGACCGCTTCCTTGACCGTTACCGATGCCCTCGATAACAAAGACAGCTTCAACACGCTTGCCATCGCCGCTAACGCTCCCGTTATTACCGGAACCCGCAAACTCCGCTTGCTCAAATCCACTGTTGGTTTGGGCCAAGCCACCACTACCCGCTCCCGCACTTCGGGTGTTGCCACAATCACTACTGCCGCTCCACATGGTTTTACCACGGGCGACCAGATTACGATTGCCAACATGACTGATGCGTCCTTCAATGTCGTTGATGCTATTGTGACTGTTGTGAACGCCACAACTTTCACCTATGCAGACGCCGGACCTAATGTTACCTCCGGTGCTGATACCGCTGGCCGCGTTGGTGCGCTTCTGGTGAATGCCTACGTTGTGGGCATCTACTACTAATATCGGAAACCGATAACTGAGCGGGAGGCGCAAAATCTCCCGCTCACAACCAAATCAAAATTATGCCTAACTGCTTCTCTGAAATCCCCGAAACTGCCAAACTCTATCCTTTCTATCAAACCCTCGCTGAAGCCGCAGGACAAGTGCCTATCACAATGGGATGCTTCTCACAGTTGACCTATGATGTTCAACTTTACAAGCTCAACGAAGCTCTGAAAGATGCGTTTGCGGCTGTCGCTCCTCAACCCTAATTATCGGACTCGATAAATCCTATGCCAAACTGCTTTTCTGATCTCACTTACTCTGGACAATGGTATGAGTTCTATTCGACACTCATTGATGCCGCCGCTCCGGGGACTCCAAAACTCAATCGCGGATGCTTTGAAGGACTTAATGAAGACCTTCAAAAGTATCAACTCAATCTTGCCTTAAACGAAGCGTTGGCAAATAAAGCATCAAGTGAATTGATTTCACTTGGCAATGACTCATCAAATACAAGCATTGCTGTTGGAGAAGGCGCGTTAGAAGCAAACATAAATGGACAGGGAAATGCAAATACTGCAATCGCGGCTTTTGCTCTAAATGCCAACACATTAGGATCAGCTAATACTGCATTAGGTTTTTCGGCATTGTCATCAAATACAACAGGAAGTAGTAATTGCGCCGTAGGATCATATTCGTTAGAACAAAACACAATCGGCATTAACAACACGGCCATTGGAACAAGCTCTCTCGACCTATCTATTTCATTTGTAAATACAACTGGTATTGGCTATCTCGCACAAGTTACAGGAAGCAACCAAATCCAACTCGGCAACTCTGCTACAACAACATACGCCTATGGAGCCGTTCAAAATCGCTCTGACGCTCGCGACAAGACGGACATTAAGGACACTGAACTTGGGCTGGACTTCATCAAGGCACTTCGTCCGGTGGATTTCAAATGGGATATGCGCGAAGATTATCGCGCCAAAGCTCCAAAGGCTCCAGAAAAAGATGCCACAGCAGCGGAGATTGCGGCATACAATCAAGCAAAAGCTCAATGGATCGAAAGCTGCAAGCTCGCAAACATCACGCATGATGGAAGCAAAAAGCGCACTCGCTATCATCATGGCTTGATCGCTCAAGAAGTCAAAAGCGTATTGGAATCCCAAGGCATCGACTTCGGCGGATTCCAAGACCATTCAATCAACGGCGGCGACGACGTGTTGAGCATCGGCTACAATGAACTCATCGCCCCTCTCATCAAATCTATCCAACAACTCTCTGCCCGCATTGAGGCGTTGGAAGCACAGAACTAAACCAATATGAGCCTATCCAAAAATTGCTTCACCGATCTCGGGCCTGACCAACAGCAATACGAGATTTACAGCGCACTCAACGGCATTGCTGGTCTATCAATCCCGCCTTATGACGAGATTGATCTGACCTACTACGGGGCGACCAACAACATCGCAACTGTGGTTTATTCCAACAACGGATCGCCAGTGGCCACGCTGACGCTGACCTACGCTGTCCAGCCTCCCACAACCGACGACGCTCGACTTGTCAACGTAACCCAATCCTAAAATGGCTATCAAGTTCACCCCTTTCACTGGCAAGCTGGATTACACCGTCTTGAACAATCCAACAGGAGCGACTCCGACTAACATTCAAGTCTTCACGACTCCCGGCGGAACATGGACAAAACCCCTTGGCGCAAAGAAAATTCGCGTTGAACTTGTTGGTGGGGGTGGCGGTGGCGGAAGTGGGCGCAAGGGAGCATTGGGAACAAATCGGTATGGTGGCGGTGGCGGCGGTGCCGCTGCTGTTACAGTCTATGAAATAGATGCGGCAAGCATTATTTCCCCTGTGACTGTTTTGGTTGGTGCTGGTGGGCCGGGAGGAGCATCAATTACAACAAATGATACTAATGGAGCATTAGGAGCAAGTTTTGGCGGAACAACAAGTTTTGGTTTGCTTAGAGCCGCAGGGGGGAATAAAGGAAACGGAGGGACAACAACTACTGGAACCGCTGGAAGCCTGCAAGGTATTGGTGTTTTCGTTGGCGGTGCTGGTGGGGCTGGATCATCTGGAGGCGGAACCTTGGCAAATTCTGGAGCTTATACTGGTGGCGGAGGAGGAGGCGCAGGACTTACTGCGGCAGAATTAAACGCAACTGGCGGAACGGGAGGTGCGGCAACTTCATACAATCAAGTTGGAGCGGCTGGAGGAACTTCACCTACACCACATAATTTACTCGCAACCCTTGGCCTTGGTGGTGGTGGTGGAAACTCTAATAACGCAGGCAATGGTGGCGCAGGTGGCGCAGGCGGTCTCTATGGTGGTGGAGGCGGAGGCGGTGCAGGGGCAACAAATGATGTTGGAAACTCCGGTGCAGGTGGTGCAGGTGGAAACGGAATTGCAATTATTACAACTTATTTCTAATGAATATTTACGCTATTATTGATAATGCTGGTGGTTGGCTAATTACATTGGTTCGCTGGGATGGCAACACACAAACATGGGAACCTCCCGCTGGAACCTATGCTGTTATTGCAAGCGAAATTGACATTGATTCACTGCCACCAAATCCTGCTGATATTGTTCTACACAATGCCGAACAATGGTTGAAAAGCCAAGGTTATGATGCGACTCAACTTGTAACCTTTACGGATATGGAACGGCAACTCGCGGCAGCAGGGAAAACATCTGCAAAGATGACCGCAGTTCGCGCATGGGCAAATCAAATTCTCGCTGAATATATTGCAACTCCAGAAAGTAAACCTTCATGGATTCCTGCTCCATATTCATTCAACGAAGCGATTACGGAAGCATTTAACGCACTGCAATGACCACCGAGCGACTGAACACCCTTATTGATGTTCTGGTAAAGTTGGCAACCCCGGTTGGAGTTGTCGTCATGCTCTACCTCCAGAGTCAATTTGTAACTCGGCAAGAGTTCGTGACTGCATCAGAAAAGCTCGACCTGCGAATCCAGAAGATCGAGGAAGTTTTGATCCGCATGGAAATGCGCGACGAAGTGGACTCGCTACACTCAAAACAGATCGCAGACCATGAACAACGTCTGCGTATTTTAGAAAAAATCCCATGAAAATCATCCTCTCACTCATCGTAGTTGCACTTCTCTCTGGATGTTCAACCCTTGGAATCTCACTTAGCACCGACTACGGGCAATTTTCTTACACTCTCCCTGAACCTAAACCCACATCATCCAAATGAGCATCCTCAACATCATTCTCAACCACCTGAAGCAGAAATCAACATGGGCTGGCCTCGGCACAATCCTCGCGCTGGTCGGAATCCAACTCGACCCAGATCAACTCTCGTCCATCGGCGCGGCAGTCATCGGCCTCATTGGGGTCTATGAAGTGTTCCGTCACGAACAACGATGATCCCAAGCTCCAGACCCCAACAAAAACGAGAAGTCACCGAGAGGTTGCTTCTTGAGGCTGGCGTTACCGACAAGGTAGCTCTTGTTGGAGTCAGGGGATATTACATGGACAGCATGGGTGAGAAGGACAAGAATGATCGCGGAATCTACGACGATGCGATTTTTGTCATAAGCCCAGATTGCTACGTTACCTTTAATGCTAACACTGATCCATCCAGATTCAGAAAAGGTATTGCCACGTTGATTCCGGGCGTTCACCGCTACCGGAAAGGAAACCACGGGATCAGTCGTGGGCCGGGCTACCCAGCCTTGCGTCCAGCAACCAAGGGAGAAATGCTCCCAGTTACCAGAGACGTTATCGGAAACGATATGGGTGTAGCAATCAACATCCATAAAGGCGGGCGCGGCACAACCTCAAGCGAAGGATGCCAAACAATCCCCCCCTCCCAATGGGACGCTTTTATCAATCTTGTCTATGAGCAGATGGATCGCTTCGGACAGAAAACCATACCATACCTACTAACAATCGCGTGAAAAAGAAACAAAGCTGGAAGTTTATCGAGCATGGTCGAAACGTCCATGAAATCAAAATTACCCTTCCTCACGTAGGGGATGAGCAATGGGTGCTACTGCAAAGCGATGTCCACTGGGACAACCCGCATTGTGACCGAAAGAAGTTCAAGTCCCACCTTGATCTGGCACTCAAGCGCAACGCCCCCGTAATCGACGTTGGAGACTTCTTTTGCGCCATGCAAGGCAAGTATGACAAGAGGGCCAGCAAGAATGATATTCGTATGGAACATTGCAAGGGGGATTACTTGGATTCGCTCGTCAACACGGCGGCGGAATATCTTGAGCCATACAAGAGCATCCTGACTGTTCGTGGACTCGGGAATCACGAGACATCAATATACAAGCGGCACGAAACCGATCTTTGCGATAGGCTCGCGGAAAAGCTACGTGCGGCTGGCGGCATTGCGCGTAAGGGTGGATATAGCGGTTATGTGAAAATCAGTCTTTGTCAATACTTCCCATCGTCACATGATTCCAAAAAGCTCTGGTATTTTCACGGGGCTGGCGGCGGAGGCCCAGTTACTCGCGGCGTGATCCAAACAAACAGGCAATCGGTGTATGTCGGCGATGCGGACTTTGTTGTAACGGGGCACTGTTTTGATGATTCAACCGAAATTTTAACTCGCACTGGATGGAAAAAACACACAGAGCTTTCGCTTAATGAAGATGTGATGACTTTCAATCGAGAAATACAGCGGATGGAATTTAATAAAATAAACTCAATTCATAGATATGATAACTATAAGGAACTTATTCAAATCAATGGAAGAAGTATTGATTTGCAAGTTACCGACAAGCATGGTCTTTGGGTTGCTCCCGTATCTTCTCAAATCAAAAATCCAGTTACAAATGCAACTGAATGGCATTCCGAAACAGCAGAAGAAGCGTTTGGTAAAAAACTTGTATTTAGGCATTCTGGGATTGAAGATAATGATGGGCTTCCATTAAATGACGATCAGATAGCATTGCTTGCTTGGATAATGGCAGAAGGGAATATCGAAAAATGTTTAACAATAAGGATTGTTCAAGGCGATGCGAAAGATGGCAGAATTGAGGTTCTTGAGAGAAATCTTGCTGGTGCAGTCAAGGCTTTTTCAAAAAACCCACATAAAGGCGGCAAGAATACAAAACTTCAAATGTATCGCTACAATGTGCTGAATGGGCCGGAAGAAAGAAAATGGATTTTCCAATACTTGGATGAATCCAAAACACCAACAAATTTGCTTCGCAGGATGTCAAATTGGCAAAGGCGCATTTTTATTGATACATACATAATGGCCGATGGGAGTGTTGATAAAACAAAAAATAGCACAGGATTTCAACTTGCCACAAATAGAAAAGATCATGCTGATTTTCTACAAGAAATCTGTATTAGATCGGGATATAGAACGACTACAAGTTGGGGGCGTGACGGCAAAATGATTTACATTCATGCTTGCGAGCGCGAATTTACGATGGTTCAAAAACAAAATTGGACTCGTGTTCCATATGCTGGAATTGTATGGTGTGTCTCCGTCGATAATCAAACGCTTGTCGTTAGGCGAAATGGAAAAGTTACAGTAACAATGAACACGCACGATTCATTTCAGCTTCCAATCGAGCGCATTAGGCTCAACATGAAAAACGAAATTGAGTTCGCTCGCCAAACGCACATCAAATGTCCGGGCTACAAAGAAGAATATCGTGATGGATATGCGGGCTGGCACATCGAGCGTGGCGGTCCACCAAAACCAACCGGAGCATGGTGGATACGTTTTGTATTCGCCGGAGACACAAGAGCAACGAAGAGACAATACGAATACGAAATCATCGAAGCGAAATAACCCCTTGACACCTTAACCAGTATCGGAAACGATAAAACCACTATGGCAAGCTGCAACTGTAACCACGATCCATGCGGAGGCGCACTCAACCAACTCGCCACCCGTTCCGCGCAATACGCTCAATATACCGCTGGCCTCTATGAGGACTTCAACCAAAAGTATCTTGGCTCGCGAGATGTGGCCCCAGTTCCAACTCCAGAAAATCCAATTCAAGAAGGCGCGTTGTATTGGAATAGCTCACAGGATAAACTTTATGTCTGGAACGGATCATCGTGGACTCCAACGATTGATGCCATAGGCGGTCCAATAAATGTCAAAACCTATGGCGCAACAGGAAACGGGACAACTGATGATACTGCCGCCATTCAAGCCGCGATCAATGCTGCTCCTTCTGGTGCTGCCATTTATTTTCCAAGTGGGTCGTATCTTGCTGCTAAAATTCTAATCTCAAAAAGCATAACTATTTTTGGTGATGGAATTGATGTCACAGAATGGGTGTATTCACTAAACACTGGAGTAACTGCTGCGCCTCCATCAGCAGACGCTTACTTTGTTGTTTCTGGACAAAATACAGAATTTGATATTAGTAATGGAACGATTATTGATAAATTCGGATTGAGATATGTTGGTAATGATGTCATAACAACTGCAATCGGATGCGCTGACGCTTACTCAACTAATGTGGCAAGTTTCCCAAAACAAATTAAAGTGTTCAATGTTAAAGTTGTAGATTTTTGGGATGGTATCTGGCTAAATACAAAAAGACTAATTGTTGAAAATTGTAATTTTGTTCTTACATATGGCAAGGCAAGCATCGGGCAGCCCAAGCCAATAGGCGGCACAATAAGCGGGCATCCTAATTGCGGAATTTTAAGTGTATACGGTTCATCTATTATTAAAAATAATAAATATGATGGACTGGAAGACTATACATTTTCAAATGCAAATGCAGGATATTTGCCTTACAGAACAGGCGGAGATGGTTTTGTTTACATTCAATTTAGAGACTGGGCGTTTACTGCATGGAACACAAATTTCGATGGAAAGCATGAATGTTCAAATAATGTTATAGTAAACCACTATGTTGAAGGTATTCAGTATAGTTATCCAGCAGTAACAGTCGCTCCGCCAATAACTAATTCTTTAGTAATATCAAATAATTCAATTAGATCAACTCAAAAGAATTTTGTAGATGCTTGGAGTTATATGCCATCCATTGCAGTTGTTTTAGGCGATTTCAAGCCAAACATTAAAATTGTCTCAAATAACATAGAAAACACTCCGATTGGTATAGATGTTAACGCAAATTCTATTGCGGATGGATACGGGAACATTGAAATTTCAAACAATGTTCTTAATGGTGTTGTGGTTGGAATATCTGTTTCCAAGTTGTCTGAAAAAGATATAATTTCTAACAATACAATTTTCTGTCAAAGCAAACCAAGGAAAAATGCGTTGGCCTATGTGAACTCCCAAGGAATTTATGGACCGGACTCATATTCAAGTCTCTTTGGAATCTATGTGATGAACTGCAACCCATTAGTTGTAAATAATACACTGGAGGCTGAATATGACTGGGAACTTGTAACTACATTGGTCTCGCAAAACTCAAATGTTTTGACTCTTTCAAGCGTGACAGGAATTGTCCCCGGATTCGGATTAACTTTTTTGCTTTCAAACGATGTTAGAGTAATGCCTGTATTAAGTGTTTCAGGAAATAATGTAACAGTCGATCCGGCGTGGCTTGGAGGCGCAACAATTACTCCGGGAGCAACAGGGTATTATAGCAGAAACGCAACCCCAGCAACAGCCGGAATTGTTGTTGTGAATCAGCAGGCTAATTTGAAACAGAACTTTTTTGGAACAACAATCAAGGGATTTTTGAGAGACATGGGGTCTGTTGATTATCCTAATCTGGGCGGTCAAAGCTCAACGCTGCACAACACGACAACAATAAACGTCCAACAGCAAACAGCAACAAGGTTTCCCGGCGGTGTTGTCAAAATTGATGGATTCTATTACAAACTATGAGCGATTTTCACATCCCCAATCTCAAGGTTGACACAATCACTGATCCGGTTGTTTTTAGCTCAACGCTAACCGCACCGAATGCAATATCTGTGCTTTCAACGCAAATTGCTAATGTCCAGACAAATGATATTCGCTATGCTGGGCCAGATTTGAAACGATTAAGCAACGCTCCCGCATACGACTCATTGGGAGGATGGGTTCAGCTTGCAAGTTTTTATAGTGGAGGAGTTAGAGGAATTGCAGAACTTTTCTGCATTTTAGCTTGCACTCCACAAAATTTATACGTTACATTCAAGCTATTATTTTCTTTTGATCCATACGGATTAAGTCCTGACAAAGACTTCCCGCAATGCGTGTCGTTTAGAGAATTGGGTAGCGGATCACCAATCGAATCATGCAGGATTCGCCAATCTGCGCCCGATCCCACGTCTGGAGTCAGAACTACATATTTCGATGTAAAGTATAAATCTTCTACAAGCGGAGTTACGTCTGGAACATTTGCAAACGCATTATTAAATGTTGGGTCAGTCTTGAGTGATAATAATTTCTTGGTTTCAACAGCTTCGGTTGTTAATCCCAATACAGCCGGACAACTGTTGAGCAGTGAATTTTATCTCGCGAATAATTCAATCGTGAAAACAACAACAGGAGACTTCCTTGCCGCTCGCGAAGGACAAATGGTAATCAATACTGCCAGCAACACGTTAAAAATCTATGCCGAGGGCGCATGGCGAACAATCACTACATGGACCTAATGAAAACAATTACCTCACTTTTATTCGATCCGCAAAGCAACGCAGGAACAATCTACGCTGTATCTGGAGCGTTCACGCAGGCTTTCCCAGTGTATGTTGCTGCACTGCCTCAAAACGAGCAAGAAACCATTTCTGACGCGCTAAACACATTGTCGGTGCAATTACCCGAAGGAACCGCTTCTGTGCAACGTATCGGCATAGAGCGTCACGCAAACGAGGAAGGCGTAACATTCAACATAGAGGCCGTGGCCAAAGACTCTACTGGTGGAGTGACAGTTGCCCGTGCATTGGCAAGCGTCGAGACTACTACAAAACTTGATGCCCTATGGCAATACTTGCAAAATGTCATCAACACGGATTCTTCGTTATTAGTAAATATCACATACCCTAACTTTCAACCATGAGCAACTCCTGCACTCCTTGTCCACCGAGCCTTCCCGCATTGCCGGGTTTCTGTGAGCCACTTCCAATCACATCACAGCCTAAACGGCTGGTTGTAGAAGACAACGCATCTTGCCAAGCAACGATGCAGACACCAACCAACCCGTCGGTTCTGATCCGAAATACTCAAGGCAATATCGCATGGGAAGAAGGATCGAATGGCCAGTATCTATCAGTTCAAGGAGGAGAGCCTTCGTTCACAAACCTTCCAGACGGATCAATCTCCAATCCGATCTCCTACCCGCTGCTGCAACAGAACACGGGAACAACCGATGCCAGACTCATTACGCAGCAGAATAGCGGCGTTCTTCGGAATTGGAGGCCATCTGGAAGTTCGGCAACCCCGCGCCTTCTTAATGATAAGAATGGACAATGGGAAGTTGAAACGATTAACAACCTGCTGCCATCCGGCCAAGGCTTGATTATCCGCGACACGTCAAACAATCTCGTTGTTGTTCCCAATGGTGTATCTGGAGCGAGCTTGCAGATGGTTGGGACAAACATCCAATTCGTTGCGGCTCCTGCAAACCAATTTCCAGGTGGCCATCTCTACGGACTAACCATTTCCAACAACGTCAGCGACCCCAACAACGATTTGGATATTTCTGTGGGCGAATGCCGCTCGGCCACGAATACGACAGACTTGATTCTGACCGCCGGACTGACAAAACTCAGTGATGCGCCTTGGGCGGCAGGGAACAATGTGGGAGGAATGGATGTCGGGGTCAAACCAAACAATGGAACGCTTCATGTTTATGTCATTGGAAACGGCTCAACTGTTGATGTGATCTTTTCCCAGAGCGCAATCAGTCCTGCATTGCCGGGAGGATACACGCAATATCGGCGTATTGGCGCGGTGACTACTGATGGAACGGGATCAATCCGCAGATTCGTTCAATTCGGCGATAGGTTCCTTTATACAGGAAAGCCGATTGCTGATTTAGCACCGGGAACGGTTGCTGCGGGAGGAACGCTCATCCCTCTTACTGTTCCAGCAGGAATCAAAGTTTCTCCAATCATAAATGGATTTGAACAAAACACAAACGTCTTTGCAACATTTTACGATCCAGATTCTACTTGGCCGTCATCCAATACTCCACAAGGCTCAAATGGAGCTGGGGCCGTTTTACTTCAAAAGAATGCTTTATATTCTGGATTCGCTCCGCTGTTTGGTTTAATGACAAATACGGTGCGGCAGATCGGCATAGATACAAACTCGCAGTCAAGTGCCTACTATCTGGACACATACGGCTGGTTCGACCAACGTGGAAGATTGCAACCCTAATGGCAACAGAAGGATCAGTCTTTGACGGATTTCAAAGTGTCGTAGCGCAGGATGCAGACACGCATCCTTCATTTCTGCCAGAATACTATGTAGCAGAATCCGTAAATAGAACCTTTCGCGGGGGAGTCAATCGAACCCGGCCATCAATCCGCTGGTTAGACATTAAGGCCGGAGAAGGGCAGCCCGAGACTATCGTTTCCGATATTCAGAATGGAAACTTCCAAGGCAGCTATCCCTACCGCCGAACAAAATATGAGGCCAATGATGGATTATTGTTGGCAGTATCGGGAGTGATCTATTTCTTGAGAATCACTGGATCGACTGCATACGCCTACAAGATCATTGATGGAAATGATCCCAGCCTAATGCACACTTGGTTCGTGCAGGCGGAGGATCGAGTATATATCCAAAACGGCTATCAGAATGCGATTGCGTGGGGCGGTGATCTTTCGATCCCAGCCTACCGCCTCAATCCATATGAGGACGAGATGCCGATTGGAACGATCATGGAATATGCGTTCGGGCGGGTGTTCGTATCCGACAAGTTCAACAACATCTACGCATCGGACATCATCTACGGAAACGGATTCACGGATACCAAGAACACAGAGAACTTCACGGAGATTCAATACTGGGCGGAAGGAGGAGCGTTCACGACTCCAGCCAACATGGGCAACATTACAGCCATGAAGGTGATGCCATACATCGGAGGCAACCTTCGTGGCCAAGGTGAGCTTGTGGTCTTGACTGCAAATGGGGCATTCTCAATGGACGTTAGCCTTCCAAGATCAGAGTGGGCAAACCGCCAGATTCAGCGCATCAGCCTACTTGGCCGTGGATGCACCAGCCCATACACGACATTAGCTAACAGCGAGCTTTGGTTTCGCTCGCATGATGGTTGGGCGTTTTACTCAAACAGCCAATCGGAGTTTGGGCGATACTTCTCCATGCGGAAGCTATCCCGTGAGGTCAACAAGTGGGTAAGTAGGGACACAAACTGGCTAAAGCAGTTTGCTTCGGCCATGTTCTTCAACAACTATCTCATCAGCACCGTGGCTCCAGAAGCGAAGAGAACGAGCGCAAGTGGCTTGAACCGCTATCATCGCGGTATGGTTGTTCTCGACTTGGATCAATCGGCCAGCCCTGCGCCTGATGCCCAACTTTCATTTCGGTGGAATGGCCTTTGGACAGGGATGCGACCAACGCAACTGGTATCAGCAGTCATCGCTGGTCAGCAACGAGGTTTCGCATTCAGCTTTGACCAAGACGAAAAGAATCGACTCTATGAAATCACCAATGAGCATGGTGACGATTACGGCCCAAACGGAACAAGCAAGACGGTGAGTTTCTTTACTACTGGCAGGTATGATTTCTCTCGCTCAGAAGCTACAAATCGCTTTATCCGCAAGCGCATCACTGGCGGCGAAATGTGGTTGTCAGAAATCGGCGGCGAGGTGACAACCCAAGTAGAGTATCGAGCGGACAGCAACCCATGCTGGAGTGAGCTTAAAGTCCCAACAACATATGGATGCAATCCATGCTCACCAGTTATCAAGAGTGAGTGTTCCCCGGCCCGTGGTGGCAAGCGGTATAAACGCTATAAGTTCAACTCGCCAGACCCAGAACTCTGCAACGACATTGCTGGGATTCCAGCAGTGGAGGGAAGTGAGTTTCAAATCAAAGTTTCCTTGACAGGACAGGCTACCATCGACAGAGTTAGGTTAATGGCGAACATCAAGAACAACGAAGATTCGCCAGTTGGAGATTGTCCCGAAGAAGAGCAGGAGTGTCCAGAGATAATCTGTTGTCCTGAAAGATATTGGGATTACTCCATCACCAAAAAATAACTATGGACAATCAGCAAAGTAGCCCTCAAATTATTTTCCCCAATGTGCCAGATGATTTCTGTCCTACTGGCAACTGGCAAGAGGTTTTGCAAGAGTTCATCGACATTGTTCTCTCAAATGGAACTATCAACGTGCCGGGGCTGGGCGATGTAACGCCAGCTAAAATTGAAGAGATTGAAGATGAGTTGCAAGACCTCCAGAATCAAATCACCAGCAATGATTCTGATATTGCGAGCATTCAGAGCCAGCTTCAAAATATCCCGCACATTAGACAAGGAATAATTACTGGAGTTGCAGCAGGGAACTCTACGCAAACTGTAACATTTGCGACTTTTGAAACATCTAATTACAGTGTTGCCTTTACGCCGATCTCCTCAAACTACGCAACCGCACAAGCTCCAGTAATCTCTATTGGATCAACAAAGACCAGTTCATCATTCTCCGTATATATCAGCAACAACACGCAAGCGGGCAATCCGATTGTGGTTGATATTATGTGGATGGCCATTCACCCCTAAACAACAACCAACCAAACCAAACCTATGACAACCCTAAAAGGAACAGACCCCAAGCTCGTTAGCGGTGGCGCACCCACCCGTGGCAAAATCGGCGAAGGAATGGGCAACAAGCCCAATCTCGGATCCAAGAAGCCAAGCATCTACACGACCGCTGGCACTCCCAAGCAAGGCTACAAAACCGCTTAATTATCGGAATCGATAATGGTTGAGACGCTTGAAAGCATGGTTGAGTTGGTCAAGGGCTTTGTCGGAGATTCCGGCAGTTGCTCGTATGATCGTGCCGCAAAAGCAATCAACCAAGCGCGGCGACTATTGTGGAACAAGCGCGAGTGGAATGCAACGGCTGAATATGCCTGCATCAAATGCGTGGACGGGTGCTTCACATTGCCTAATCGCTATGAGCAAATCAAGCTCGCGTGGTTAGACGGCAACCCGGCAAGTCTCGCAGATGAGTGGTTCAACGCCACAGGATTCGGCCAAGAGTATTACTCTCGCGGATTCCGCGACGAATACTCAGTCCATCGGCTTATCACTGAAGTCGGAGGCAAGCACGTTGTATTCAACGAATACACGCTTCGTCCGTATCAAATCCTTGCTCTTGGCGAAAGCCAATTAGACGAGGGAGTGAAACTACTTTTCGAGGCGTATGACCAATACGGATCATACAGCAACGTGAAAGTTCCGATTCAGAACCAATACACAAAGGCCATTGCGCCCGATACGATCGTTGCAATCAGAGCGGTATCGAAGCCGCTTACAAATGGGCGGGTCCGCATCTATGCCTACGATCCGGTTATCGACATGAAGTTCCTGATTGCAATTTATCAGGCTGATGACGTGAACCCAACATTCCGTAGATTCCGCATTCCCAAAAAAGTCGAGTGCATCACGATCTATGCCACCAAGAAATACAAAGACTTGGAGGACAAGAAGGAATTGGTGGAGTTTAGTCCAGATGCCATGATCTATGCAATTCTTGCGCTTAACTCGCGTGAGAATCGGAAGGCGCAAGAGTTTATCAACAACCTAAACTTGGCTGTGGCTGAAGCAGAGAAAGAGATGGAGGGAGACGAAATACCAACAGCGGCCCCGATTCGTTTCGCCAGCGTGAGCCGACCAGAAAATCTTATTGGCGGATACTGGGGCTACCCAAGCAACTCGGATTACTTCCTACGCCCATGACACTTGAACTTAAAGAGAAGATCAAAGCGACCGAATGGCTTGGCTTCGGCGATCCAGAGGACATCTTAAACCTCGCGGACGTGGAAATCTTAAAACTACCGCAAATCGAATGCCCATTAGTTCACCGTTTCACTCCGCACCTTTACACCCGCGAGATTCATATGCCAGCGGGTTGTATCGTTTCTTCTCTGCTGCACCTGACGACACACCCATTCTTCATAATGAAGGGCGATGTGAGTGTCTGGTATCACGATATGCCAGTCCAGCGATACAAAGCACCCTACACGGGGATCACTCAAGCCGGGACTCGCAGGCTCCTCTTCACCCATGAAGACACAATCTGGTCAACCTGTCATGTGACAGACAAGACCGACCCGGATGAGATTATGGAGGAGATCACATCAAACGACTTCAATCCTCTCGTTGACAAAAACCACCCACGCCTTAATCAATGGAGGCATAACCGCTTTGCATTGGAGGAAGCCAAATGATTCACATACCCATCGAGGAAAGATACAATAAGAACCGTGGAATGTTCCATTCGGGAGCGTTTGCGATTGCCGCTGGTGTAGCTGGAGTAGGTGCGGCGGCAACCAGTGGAATTATGGGAGCGCAAGCCGCATCGCGAGCAGCCCGCGCACAAGGGGCGGCAGCCAAGAAGTATCAAAAGCAACAAAAGAAGATTAGTCAGAATCTTCAACAACAACTCGCTCAAGTCGATACAAACATTCAAGCTCCCCAATACAATGTTGGAGCGATGATTGGAGATGCGGAGCGCATGACGGCCTACAACTTGGCGCAACTTGAGAAAGCACTTCCGGGGGCGCAGGCCGCAAGAGTCGGATCGCAACAGGCACTTCAACAACAGCAGCAACGAGTAGAGGGCATTGGGAAAATCTTGGATGAGTATGCAAGTGGGAGGTTGCCAAAAGAGCTTGCTGATGAAATCACAAGAAATGTTGCAGAGCGATATGGTGCTGGACTCGCGCCCGGCGTCCAAGGTTTTTATGGACAGCAGGCGGCATTTCAAGGAGCAAGAGGGTTAGGGCTTGGAGCATTAGGGCTTCAACAATACGCCATTGGCGCAATGCCGGGCGTTACAAGCCAGCTTGGTGCTATCGCAAACACCCAACAGAACTGGCAGCAAGTTGCGGGTTCATTTATTGCAAACCCCATTGCGGCGGGTCAACTACAACTTGGATACGGAGAAGCAGGAATGCGAGCGCAAGAAGCTCAAGCCAGATTGAAGCTGGCAGGAATTGAAATGCAAAACCTGCAAAATCAACGTGCGGCTCAAGGCATTTATCAATCCAGTCAAGATGCAATAGAGGCTACGCTGGCTGGCCGACAAGCTATCGCCAGCGGAGTGCAGGGTGTTGGAAGTGCAATTCAAGGCGGTTTATCTGGAGTGTCCGGCGCATACGGGCAACAGCAAACAGCGAGACTTTACGATGCCCGAACTCAAGCGATGGGCGGGCGTTCCATTTTCCCAACATAAAAACCTATGGCACTACCAGCACTCATCACGGACTTCAACAAACAGACTGTCAACTATGGCGTGGCTGTTGGCGAATCGTTGCAAAAGCTCGGCCAACAAGTCGGACAGACGCTCGCGATGCAGGAGTATCAAAAGCAGGCGGCAGAGCTTGCGCCACAACTATCCGAGACATACAAGGCGGCATACACGGATATTGCCAGCGGGACTTCGGAGGGATTGGCTCGCGGGATGGGAACACTGATTGATGTGGCGAGCAGAAACCCGCAGCTTTACTCCAATCCAATTCTCGCGCAGATGAACCAGCAAGCTGCCCAGTTTGGGAAGGAAGCCGCTGACTTGACGATTGCACTTAGAGTGGCACAGTTGCGTTATGGTGGTGGCGGTGGTGGTGACGAAATGACTCCAGAGCAGATGCAAGAATTTTTGAGCTTCGGTCAAACACCCGCAGAAGAAACAGATCAACAGCCTGCACCTACAGGCCAAGTTAAATTTGATGTTAGACCAGAAGAGCTTCCAGTTAATCAACCATCAGCAATAGCAACGCCAGGGCAACAACCTCCAGCGAAACCAGTTCCAGAAGCCGTGGTCGAAATACTTCCAGAAGTGGGAAGAAGACCTACAACAGCAATACCATCAGCAGTAGCAACGCCACCCCCTCCCGCACCCAAACTGGAATACGATTCCCAAAAAGAAAAACCAAAGGATATTTCCAAAGCTCTTTCTGCATTAACCGGAACACTTCCCAGTGTAGTCATTCCAAAAACATATCAAGAAGAAGAATTTTCTCAAACGCGAGGCTTTACTGGAAAAGGACAACCAACAGCCTCAACAACAAGAAAGGTAAAAGACGTTGGAGAAAAGCAAGCTGAAGAAGCACAGAAGAAACTAAGGGAATATGAAGGGTATGCGACACAGCTTGGGTCGGATTCAAGACTGGCAAACTTGATTGCCAAGAATGGAATTGACCAATACAACATTGGAACTGCGCCTATTCAGAGGGGCATTCCCGGTGGGATTCAAATTGGTGGCACATCAACGGAAACTCGTCTGTATGGCCCTGATCTACCATCGGGAGGATACTTGCTCACTAACGAAATGGAAAAAGCCTTCAATGCTCTGAAGGGCTTTCAGAATGAGGCTGGAGGTTACGGAATAAAATTCTTGCCAATGAAGCGAGAAGCACCTAAACCTACTTCATCGGCCACTCCTGCTGGCGCGTCACGCCGCATTCCCGTTCAAGTAGATAACATGGGCAACTCTTATATTACGTTGCCTAATGGACAACGCCGAATTTTAACAAAAGAAGAAATAGCAAGAATCAAAGAAGAAAAATAACATGGCTCAAAGATTCATTGAATTAACCGAGGAGGAATTGACTGGAATGGAATCTGGAGCCGCACAAGCTCCATCCACGGGGAAATACATTGAGATGACAGATGAGGAGCTAAATGCTCCATTTGAGCCTGGCATGATCCAACAAGCAGTGGCGATCATGGGAGGAGCAAGGGGCGATGAGGTTCCAAGAGCCAGTGGATTCTTGGCTCAAGCTCGCGACCTTCCGATCCAAGCCTTCAAGGGTGCGGGAACCGGAGTGCGTATGCTAACTGACATCTTCGGTGCAAACAATCCCGTCAGCAAGGCGATTGCCGGATACGAGGACACAATGGATGCGATTCTTTCCGCTGAAAGTCGGCAAGACAGCAAGGAGATGTCACGGATTCTGGATGAGGCTAAAGACAAGGGAACCTACGATCAAGTTATCGCCGGGTTGCAAGCCATCTCCAAAGCTCCGCTTGAGACTGCTTTCAATGTGGCTGGCATTGCAGTTCCAACACTGGCCGCTGGAGCGGCAGGAAGGGCATTGCAACTTGGCAAGGTTGGCATTACAGCAATAGGAGCAGGAATTGGGGCATCGCAAGGAGCTGGAAATATCAAAGGTCAAATCTACCAAGGAGTGGTGGACGAACTCCGCAACAGCGGGGAAACGGACGAAGAGAAGATTCACAATGTCGCATCAGAGGCACAAGCCTATAATGGAAAGAACCTCGACCAGATTTTGATTGGTGCTGGATTGGGTGCTGTTGCCGCATCCACTGGTGCAGAGAAGGTGCTGAACAGAGTAATCGGTGGAGTTGGTCTCAAGCCAAGTGCGAATATCTTTGCGAACATTCTTAAAGGTGGAATCACCGAAGCGGTTCCAGAAGGATTCCAAGGTGGGCAGGAACAGCTTGCCCAGAACTTGGCATTGCAGAGGATGGGAAGAGATGTTCCCACGATGCGCGGGGTTGTTTCGCAAGCCACAATGGAAGCCGCCGCTGGTGCGCCATTGGGAGGTTTTGGCGGGGCCGTGGAATACTATACCGCTCCCAAGCCGCCACCGATCCCCAAACCCCCGGAAGTTCAAGAGCAAGAAGACATCGAGCGGCAAGCCAATATCGAGGCCAGCAGATTGATGACTCCTACTGGGGATCGCAATTCGGAGGCTGTTCTAAATCGCATCCAACAGAATGAACAAGCGGTGGAGAATCTGCGCGGATCCTTGTCCACGCTTGAGCCTACATCGCTAGGAGCGGCCAGCCTGCGTATGGAAATCAACGCACGGCAAGATGAGTTGGCTACTTTGCGCGACTTGCAGATTCGATTGGGACGAGAGATCGCGCAAGCTACTGGAGTATCGGCTCCGATAATGGAAGCTCCGATTGCGCCTACCGAACCCGAAACTCCCGTTACACAGCCCACACCTACCGAAGTTCCAGCGGAACCTATTATTGGAGAAATTCCGCAAACTTCTCCAATGATAGGTGAACAACCAGCGGAACCTATTATCTCGGAAATTCCAGAAACTTCCGAGTTAGTAGGCGCAGAGCCTATCGCTGTTGTTGAACAAGAACAAGTTGCTACAGCAGAAGCTCCCGCTATCACGCCTACTCCAGTAGCCGAGACTCCTGCTGTAGCCCCCGCGCCAGAGGTTGCGCCTACTTCATGGGTTGCTCCAGAGCAAAAACTAACACCTCAAGAAAACAGAGCGTTGCAGGTAGCTAGTCTAAAAGGAACAGAAAAACGAACAGGTAACATTACCTTTGTTCCAGAAAAACTAATGACCCCGCAAAGGTTGCAGTCATTAAGAACAGAAAAAGAATCATCTGGCCCATTAAAAGATTTTCCAAGAGGAGGAAAATTTATTGAGATTAAAATGATGGCAGATGTGACTGGTGATCCAAATGCAAAAGGATGGGCTATCATTGATCGCAGAATTGATCTTAATAGGAGAGAATGGATTGCTCAAATACCAAATCGTGATGAAAGAATTTTGGCTGGAAGTATTGCAAACAAAGAATCAGAAAAGATTGTTTCTGCAATAAAAGATGGAAGCATTACGCAAGAAAGATCAAATCAACTTGTTGATGAGGCAGTAAATAATCAAATAATCTCATCTGATTTTGCTAATAATTTAAGGACTGCAATCAGTAATTCCACCCCCGCAGTATCGGAAACGATAACGCCAGAAAAGATTCTATCTGAACGCGCAATAAGAACAAGAATTGAGGACAACGATCCTGTTCCAGCTAATGCTATTGAAGCATACGGAATCACCCTCCCCGAAGGATACACCAAGCAAGGTGATCTGTATGTTTACCAGCCAGCCCCACCAATCGCAGAAGCTCCCGCTATCACGCCTACGCCAGTAGCCGAGGCTCCTGCTGCGTCCGTGCCAAAGGTTGCGCCAGCGATAACTGAACAAGAGGTGGATTCCGAAATCGCAAAAACAAATAGAGAAATAGCAAGCCTTGAATCGCAAAGAAAGGCAGAGGCTCTAAAGGACACTCCTCGCAAGCAAGTGATCTATGGATTTGATGATAGAATCAAGGAATCAAAGGAAAAGCTAAAGTCTCTTAATAAACAAAAAGACGCTTTCTATTACGGCAAAATTCAAGAGCAAGAGGTTGGGCTTGAAGATGCGCTGCAAGTTGAAGCGGACAAGATTACTCCGCGAGATGCAACTGGCCCACTATCTCAAGCAGAAACAATAACGCTAAATGGTCTTCGTATTGATGAAGAAATGAGCGGAAAGTTAAGCCGCATAAGCCAAATTGCAAAAGATAGACTTGAAGCCAGAGCAACCGCCCCCACCCCCACAGCAGAAGCCCCCGCTACAAAGGTTGTGCCTACTTTGCCTAAAGCTATAATTCAACAACTGCTTAAATCTGGAGTTGAAATTATTCCATCAGGAAACCAATACTCTGGATTTCGTCAATTGGTCATGGAAAAACTTGGTAAGCCTTCTCCAAAATCAAAATCTGGAACAAATGCCGTTAAGAAAGAGCTTATACAATATCTTGGTGTAGATACTAATGATACTATTGCTGGAATAGATAATAGCATTAGAAATAAACTTAAACAAATGTTGGTTAATGAAACCATCACACCCGCGCCAGAGGTTGCGCCTGCTCTTGCGGTGACGGAGCGCCCAAGAATAGAAGCAGAGTCTCCGGCAACAACAGAACTGCGAAATAAAATAAAGCAGACAAAGGGACAAGATAGGCGGTCTGTTATTCAACTTGCGATCAATGATAGAAGTTTCTTTCCTGCTGCAATTGATGCCGCTGAAACCGGAAAACCGCTGCCAAGTATTGAAAAGGCTTTTGTTCCAGACGATGTTGAGTTGCCGGACAGAATTGACACAACGCGGATAAGGCTTCCAGAAATTAAAGTTAAGTCACCAGAGGAGGCCGCGAGTCCAATGATTAGTTATGACGATAATCGTTGGGTATTGGGTGGGGTGTATTTTGATTCAACAAACAACATGGTTGTGGCAACCGATGGCCGGGCGTTGGTTGCAATCCCTAAAAAAATCACAAAAGATAAGATTATTGCAGCAAGAAATATAAAGGAAACAACTTATCAAGAAGCAATTAAAAAAGGTCAACAGATTGATGGAAATTATCCAAACTGGAAAGCTGTAGTTCCAACATATGGAAAAGATATTCCAAAAGTTGATATTGATATTGATGATGCGCTAAAAGCATCAACAATTCTTGATTCAATAAATAATACTTTTAACAATAAAGTTGGTTCTTCGTTAATTGTTTTTAATGGCGCAAAACTTGATCCCAAATATGTTTTATCATCTATTACTGCGCTTGTTGAATCTGGAGCCAAATCAATTACCGCACAAACACTTAGTGAAGCCGATCCTGTATTACTAACTGGAGATAATGGGGCGATTGCTGTTATTATGCCCAAGCGTGGTAATGAACGCATTTCTCATCCATTAAAATCAAAGGTAGAAATAAAACCGGAGATTAAGAAATATAACACTGAAGCACTTCTAAATGCAGCAAAACCATTTTCAGAATACGGATCAAACTATAACCGCAATATAGCCGCATCTTACGAGAGGCTTAAAAATGCAATTGATAATGGCTTTTCTGAATCAACAACAGCATCAATTGCTGAAGAACTTGAGATACGACTAAAGAGGTTTCAGCCAGAGGCACTTGATAAAGCAATACAACAAGTTACCCCATCAGGCATCTCTGTAGGCTCCCGTGTGAAAGGTAAAGGCCCACAGACCTACATCGTAGAAGAAGTGCTGACACCCAGCCAGAAAGAAGCAGAACTGGGTGAGCAATACTACCGGATTAGGAACGAGCGCACGGGCGAAGTAGGAACATTTGAATCGAAAGATATTAAGCCAGTCAACGCGAAGGGGATTAGGAAAGTTGCTAAAGACGAATCACTAATAGTCCCAGAGAAAGACCGCTACACCTTTGAAGAAGTGCAAGCGGAAGCCAACAAGCTATTCGGCGGGATACCAGAAGGCTTCGTTATTGTTTCCGATACCACGAACCCAGACTACGAGTTCAAAGCGGGATACGACATCGACAATGGCAACATCATTGTCAACTTGGCCTACATCAAGAAAGGCGAAAGCGTCCGCAATCTAATCGCACACGAACTCGGTCACTACGCCGCAGGCGATCCAGCTATCCGCGCACAGCTACAAGCATTCTTGGACGGGCTACCGGCAGAGCAAAGGGCAAAGCTGGAAAGTTTCGTGGATCGAGTTTACAACAAAGATACAGGCGAAGTCCGCTTAGAAGAGAAGGCGGTCCGCGCATTCGTAGTTATGCTGAAGAAGGGAGACAATCGGAACGTCTTCCAAAAGCTCCTTGATACGATCAAGCGTTGGCTGAACGAGAAGCTGGGAACGAAATTCCAGATGACCGATATGGATGCGGCGGCAGTCTTGTCCGGTGCGGTTGACAGGTTCCGTAGCGGAGAGAGGATTGCGCGGCAGGAGGAAGGTGTTCGCAGAGCGGCAGTGGATCGTTATGAGGAGAGAAGCCAAGTCGGAGGAATACCAGGCGTTGGCGCAATCAAGTCCACCCCGGTTGGAATCAAGGCGAAGACCCGCGATATTGTCCGCACGATGTTCAACTCAGATACCATCTCGCAGGCTAATACCAACCGAGCTTGGAATCTCATCAACCGATTTGCGGAAAGGAACCCAGAGTCCCGTGCCAATCTCTCTTCACTCAATCAAATGGTGCGCGAGTCGATGGCCGATGAAGCATCTGAAGAAATTCTGCAAAGTATCGGTGGTCCCACTCTTCAAAACGAACTTTTCTCCTATGCTATCAAGCTCGCTGGACAGGGTGACAAGAAGATGCTCGATCACTTGTTGGAGAATCCAATTGTTGTTTCTCAAGGAGGAACAGCCTCCACGATTGGTCGCGACCTTGGTGCATTGGGATCGTTCTCATCGTGGCTTGTGAACGCATCGCAGGCAGAACGCTCTGCGACTATTGAGGTGTTGGCATCTCGGCTTTTCAATACCAAGTCCCCAACTCCAGAGCAAATCGCGGCGATCAATACTGTTTTGAATGCGGTGAAGGACACCAAGATCAACTTGGGTTACGCAATCGAGGAAGAAGTCAAAGAGGTCTCCGAGATTATCGGAACCGATATTGGCGAGAAGATTCAGAGCGAAATCGTGGAATCCAATCCCAAGCTCGATCCATTCGCGCAAGCCATGCTCTCCTTGATCCAGCTTCAAGAAGCTGGGGAGGACATTGATTTTACTGTCATGGTTCCTGCTCGGAAGGAACCCAAGCTCTCAATCAAGATGGAGAAAATGGTGAGAGATGCCTTGGCGAAATACCAATCTAAGATGGGTGCAAAAGGGGCAACGGGATTGGAGGCCACATTCTGGAAGACGCTATCCAGTCAAGAAGAGGCAGTTGGACCACTTGCCGATTTGGATATGGCCAGCAACCGCAACTTGGCCAAGATCGTCAAAGAGGTTTTGAAGAAGTATGGATTGGTTGGAACTCCACCGAAGCGTGGTGAAGTAGGGAGTGAAAAATTAAGCGACATTCAACTGGTAGCTTCTATTCTGACAAACACTCCGTTGTCCAAAGAGAAAGTCATGCGAGCGGATGCGGAGATTACAGCGGCAATTGAGCGTCGATACAACAAGGAGAAGCAAGCCGTCGCTGGGGATCAAACCCTACTGGATGCCGTTGAGCTCAAATACAACACCCTGCGTCAAGCATGGGGAGAGGCAATGGGACATCAGTTGGATA